TGCAGCAAGGGCATCCTGTAGCGCTTTGTTTGATGTCATCACTTGAGACTTAGCTACATCCAAGTCCTGCAGTGCTGGGGTAAAACCACCTACTGCATAACCCTTCTTAGTAGCCATGCCACCATAAGCCATACCAATACGCTTCTGCGCTACCTCTGCCATCTTACCGACACGAGCAGCAGCACCAGGCTGTGACGCTAAGTAAGCAGCTTGTTCATCAGCCTGCATACCCTGCATTTCAGGTATAATCTTACCCATCTGTTCTGGTGTGAACCCTGCAAACTTCTTAGCCATAATTACTTATTCCCTAACTGCATCCATACTGCACCAGCTATGAATGTTATAATTGCGATTGTTGTTACCTTTACAAATGTAGTCCAGATACCTTTACGTGTATCCCGCCACACCTCTAATAGGTCTCGCATTTCGTTGATGTCTTTGGCTGCATTAGTATCATGCAAGCCTATAGCTGACAGAGCCTGCTTAGCTCCACGCCTTGCAGCCCTGTCTAGCATAGCTTCTAGCTCTTCTGGTGTCAAGGATATAGATGTCATTATGTGCTACCGTATATAGTGCCATTGTTGGTCAATGTGCATGATCCTGAAATAGCTGCGCCACCTGCACCGCCTGCGCTTTCCCACAAATGGCTCAGACCGTTACCACGACCACCACTAGCGCCCCAGCCTCCGCCGCCGCCACCGCCGCCACCTGATCCAGCAGAAGGAGCGGTGCCAGCTACACCAGTGTTACTCGAAGAACCGCCAGCGCCACCTAGACAGCCATAGTTGGCGGTGGAGCCAGAACCGCCAGTACCCGGCAAGATGCGACCACCGCCGCCACCTGGACCGCCTCTGACCTCGTTTGTGCCTGAACCATAGTCGAAGCCAGAGCCACCGCCACCACCTGATCCGCCACCGCCACCAGCGGCACCGCCGCCATTGGAAGTGCCAGCGCTACCAGATGCACCAATCGCACCGCCTGCGCCGCCAATACCGATAAGACCTCCATCTGCTGCACGGCTATTACCACCTACACCGCCACCAGCTCCACCGCCGCCGCCTGAGTATGATTGGCGATAACCCCCAGCAGTGCCGCCACCGCCACCTCCACCTGCTATGTAGGCACCGGAGTTGTTAGTGATAGCTACACCTGAGGATGATACGGATACTGCTGGCCCACCATTACCCCCAGCGGAAGTGCTACTGGACCCGTTGCCACCTCGACCTATTATTCTACCGCTATTGAAGATATTTAGGCCATTAGGAAAGCTGCCACTTATGGTTAGACCAGCTGTAGATGTGTTGTTAGACCAGAGGTAAACTCCACTATTAATCGTGACAAGTACAAGATCTGACCCATTCCAGCCTGCAGAAGTAAGGGTAGAATAAAGGTTTACTTCTTGTGTACTAGAGCTGAACGTATAAGAGAACTGAGCTACTGTGCCGTAGAAATTACTAAGAGAGATAGAACCGCTTGTAGGAACACCTGTATTGTTAGTCGTAGTGTAGGCACCACCACGATAATACTCAGACATGCTTATGGGATTAGCACCCCCAAACTCAGCCTGTATCTGAGCTAAAGTAATTAATCCTGACGATTGTAAAGCCATTACGCAGATCCATAAGCTGTGATGTTGCCTTCAACTGTTAGGTTTCCACTGGAATCTAACTTCATTCGGTTAATGCCATTGTATGCAAACTTTAAATCTGTGCCGCTCTGTGTGACCGTCCATTCACCCAGATCCACAGTAGTAGCATTAAGAGTAGAAGCAGAGAAAGCCTGAGAGCCTGATCCTGCTAGTTCTGCTTTAGTGTCGATCTCTGTTTGTAAGCCGTCAATGTTGCTAATAACGTGGTTGTGACTATCATCTGCTACGGTAGCCGTGATGCTAACATTAGAGCCACCGTTAAAAGAAACAGAACCTGACACATCACCTGTAAGGCTAATAGTACGTGCTGTTTCTAATGTAGTAGCTGTATCAGCGTTGCCCGTAACATTACCAGTTAAGTCGCCAGTAACATTACCCCCAACATCACCAGTAACATCACCTACAAGCTGACCCTCAAAAACACTTGCTATAAAAGCGTGTGAACCAACTGTCCATTTATCAACGGACTCATCCCAAAGAAGAGTTTTATTCTGTCCAGTACCACGCTCAACTTCGATACCTGCGTTCTGTGTTGGCGTACCAGTCTCATTACTGTTAAGTGTAATAATATTATCAGCTAAGTTAATTGTCTCAGTATTAACTGTGGTAGTAGTTCCTGATACAGTCAGATCACCTGATACAACCACATCATTAAAGGTTACATCTGATGTAGTAGACAACGCTTGATTTGTATCTGATAGATCTGTTGCTGCAATAGTGATGTTAGCAGAGCCGTCAAAACTCTGTCCTGCAATAGTTCTAGCAGTCTCTAATGTTGTTGCTGTATCCGCATTACCTGTAACATCACCTGTAAGGTTCCCCGTAACATTGCCTGTAACAGCACCTGTAATATCTCCCGTGACGTTACCTGTGACATTGCCAGTAACATTACCCGTAAGGTTTCCAGTAACGTCACCAGTAATGCCGCCTGAAGATGTTACTGATGCTAGACTAGAAACACCGGATACGGATAAAAGACCCGCAACAGATGCGTTACCTGTTGTGGCATCTACTGTGAATTTACTAGTGTTAACAGAGAAGTTACCAGCGACCTCTGTAGCACCTGTAATGTTTACAGCAGCTGATGCGGTTAGATCACCTGTTACTGCTAAAGTACTAGCTAGAGACGTAGCACCAGTAACATCAAACGTACCACCTACTGTAGCATTATCTGATACAGTCAGAGCATCTGTGTCTACCGTACCATCAAACCAAGCATTCTTAAACTGTACAGAGGCTGTACCTAAGTCTAGGGTGTTAGTAGTCTTAGGCGTGACCGCTGTACCTGAAACAACAAGGTCTTGTGCGGGGCCTACCTTAGTGATAGGCGCACCTTCACCTGCAGTACCGTCATGAGCGTGACCAGTAGATGCGTTAAACCCTGCCTCAATGGCATTGTACTCAGCATCAAAGTCATCCGCATCAATAACGTTACCGTTAGCAATGTTGTTTGCTGTATCCTGACGTGTATAACCTGCCATGTTTTAGTCCTTACTGTCTATCGTTCTGTCTAAACTCTAGCAGGGCTGTGTCTAGAGTGAATGTAGGGTTTGTAGAGTTGTCTTCGATACGAATGGCTATAGTCTTACCTGAGCCAATAATATTTGTGTTGTAGATCTTGTCTAACTCACCGCCATATGTAGCAGTGTTGAACACAGCACTAGAGTCACCAAACAAGAACACAGCAGTACCTGTACTTTCTATGTTCTGTGTAGCTGGTTGTATAACGCCTGTGTTTGTAGTCGAGCCAAAGTCATATTTAACATTAAGATCCAGAGACATACTGCCAGTAGGTTCTGCATATAGTGTCATCTTGTAGAAAGACTTACGCATCTGAGGATCAGACAGAGGCATGTAGGGTGACTCGTATATAGCCTCAATAGGTAAAGCATCAAAGCTTGATCCTGTATTTAACTCATACACATAGCCATCTGTGTTAGCAAAGGCAACAGTCTCAGCTGTACCGGAGTATCTACTGTCTGCTACATAAGCTTTAATACCTTTAGTTTCAGACCAGCTAATACCAGATGCACCCTGTGATATAAACTTAGTAGCGATTAAGCCTTTAGCTGCTTCATGTTGTTCAGACTCAATATAAGCGAAGATACGATACTGAGCTTTCTCTCGCATAAGTACAGAACAGAAGTTAGGTGTACTGCCAAGGAACTTGGTAGCATCCTTAGCGATAGGATCAGATGCAATATCCAAACCAAAGTCACCAATACGATCAGTAGCACTAAGAAGACGGATACCATCAGGAGCAAGGTACATAATGTCACCACCAACTTCCTGAATAGTGTCACCATTAACACAGCCAATACGGTCTGTAATAGGTGATACCTGAAAGTCTGCTGCAGTGTTACCTGTTATGCGTTTAATGCTGTCAGTAGTAAAGACAATAAGCTGGTCACGGAAGACAGCTAGACCTGTTATCTCGTTAGCTACGTTGATAGATCCAGCGCCATTAGCAGAACTAAAGTCATCTACAGTAAAGGGTGCAGTAAAGTATAAGTTGTTACCCTTAGAGTAGAATGCTGTATCCTTAAACACTGTTACATTCTCTGCACCTAGTACGTCTGTGCTACCTGTAATAGCTGTGAGAGTATTGCCTGATGTGTTGTACGTAGCAGGGTAATTACTACCGTCTACAAAGAGTGCCTTATCGTTACCATCTAGGTTATATAGAACATGCTTAGCCTTGCCACCAAGCAAAGGTCTAGCACCCATGGATGTCCACGTAGTACCTGTACCGTAGTAGTACTCTGTTACGTTAGAACCGTTCTGTCTAGCTACAACAATACGCCCAGAGCTTATTACTTTGAGTGCAAGTATAGGGCCAGATCCAGATACAGCTGTAGTGCTGAACTTAGCAAAGCCTTTGATCTTAGAGTAGCCACCCTCTTTGCTAGACTCAAAGTTCTGCAAGGTAGTAGCAGAGCCCACAGCATTAGTACCCTGTTGTAGAGGGCTAAGGTTAGAGATAAGACCACCTCTAAACTCAATAGGGAATGTCTGCCACTGTGTAGCCATTAGTAATATACTCTCGTGTCTCGCAGGTATTCAGTGCGATTAATATGTAAGCTACGTAATTGTTTAATGCCTTGCTCAAACTTTTGTAGTGATAATTGTGCTGACTGTGTGTCACCACGGAACTGGTATACGTAGTACATAGCACCATCTATAATTGTATAACGGTACTGCTCAGGTAGATTGGGGATATCTGTACTGTTTTCTAGTTCAAACCCTGTACGGAAGTACTCATACACTACTTCATACTGCTTGTCCGGCGGAGGAGAAAAGATAAGTTCTCTACTAGGTGTACGTACAACGTAAGTAGGTATTCCTCTAGTGCTTGCTTCAGAGTTATACTCATAATCAGCGAACTTGTCAAGCCACTCTTCATAAGATAAAGGCTTTAACTTGACTGTTTCTACATTAAGATCAGCATTTCGCTTAATACGAAAGGTATTCATGTTGATAGTCTTGCTGTCGTAAGGCATACTATAGCGTACTTCACCAACAGCTAAGACTTCTGTTTCTTCTACATGGTTCCACGGCCACTCAAACTCTTCCTGATTGATGTGGCGAATAGCGGAGTTAACAGCATCCTTAGCAAAGCTATAGTATCCTGTAGCAGTAGCAAAGTTAGCGCTAGTTAGTTCTACTTCGTTAAGTCTGCGATTAATATCGTTAACTAAAGAAATGTAATCATATGCCATATGTTATTTCTCCTTAATTCGTAGGAAGATAGAACGCTCAAACTGTAAGCCTTCATTTGTAGTAATGCGACATACGATTGTGTAACGTACATTATTTGTACCTAGACTAAAACGAGCTGTAGCTACCTGTCCAGAAATTGTACCGTTAACAAACTGTAAACCGTTAACTACTTCTGCATCAGAAAGTTGCTCTTTAACGCCTGCTGCGTCATACGCATACCATGTAACAGCTGAAACTGTATCATCGCCTAAGAAACGTGACCAGTCTACGCTGTAATCTAAGATTTCATCTGGGTCTTTATCGGGCCACTTGTAAGACATCTGTAGTCCTTATTCTGCTATGTAGACAGTATAGTTTTGAATATCTGTGTCTATATAAACTGTATTGTTTACTGGTGAAATGTGAACTGTTCTATTATCATCAAAACCTAAGATATATAGAACACGGGATCTGTTATAAGTATCTGCAAACTGAGCGTAATCAAACGTTTCTGCAGTAGGAACTTCTGTGTTTACTCTTGTTTCTCCTACAACAGGAGACAGTAAAGCTGTAGCCTGTGCATCTTCGTCAGAGAAGTCAGTAATGTAAATCGTAAGAAATGCGGATGTGGGACTAAGTGTTACATTAGACGCAGCATCTATTTTGTCTGGATCATTTAAAGAAGCAGAAGCTATTACGTTAGGAGTAGTTATATTCGCACGAGCGTTAAAGTCAAGACCTGATGCAGTAAAATTAGCTAATACTGCGCTAGGAGTAACACTAGACTCTCCAATAACTTGCGCTATACCATTAATGTCAAAATTAGAGAGTACAGATGTTACATTTGTACTGGCTTGTGCGTCTACATCATCAAACGAACTAGCTAAACCTGACGCTGTTGCTGCAGGTGGTGTGATGTTTGCTATAGCTTGATATGCAAGTGTACCAGGATTTGTAGAAACTAGTGTTGTGGATAAGAAACCCAACGCCTCTGCTGATGTGGTAGCTTGACTTAGCGGAGTTTCTGAAAGTGTTGTAAAGCCTAGCATAACCTACCTATAATATTTGCGCTTCCATAGCTTTGTTGTGTAAAGAGACTTTAACTCTGTAAAAAAAGATACTTCAGAGGCTATTTTTTCTTTGACATTATAGCTGTCTACTTTGCTTGTCCAGCTATCTCTTTTAAAAGGTATAACCTGCACTAAAGGCTCTCCTTTTTTTACAAGAACTTCATTAGAAGTTACAAGGATAGGAAAATTAATATTGAGTGTATGGCTATCTGTATCGACTATACCGGGTAAAATAGTAAGCCCTGTAGTTTGATAAAAAGGAGACATAAGTATACAAGAGTAGTTTGATGGGGTCTTAATAAACCAAGGATTGTTTAGTTTTACTAATTTCTCCCCGTCAGAAAAGTCTTCTAAGGGAGTGTCTTTGACCTGTATCGTCCTATGCTCTGATATACCTATATTGTAGTGACTGTTATAGTCCTGCGGCGTGGCGGTTTGGCAATTAATAAAACCTTTACTGTCCTTTTTAAAAGTAATATCACACCAAGCAGGGATTATATAACCACTTGTAATGAGGTCTCTCACAGGTAGGCATTGCTTTATAGTAGGAATTGTATCAGTTTCATGTACAGGACACTTATGCTCACTACTCATACTCTTATACCAAGATGGTACAAACTTTGATGCAGGTTTAGGGTGCGGTATACTATTCAATATATCTGGATGGGTAGAGAATTTTATTTTAGACATACGGATATTCAGGCCAATCTATATCTTCACGGTTAAGAGATACATCTAAGTTATTCATAAAGCTTCTAAAGTCAATTACACTTTGCATGTCTGCTGGTAAAAGACCTTCATCTATATCGCTGTCAAGTTTAGCCAGCCACGCATCTCGTTCTGCTGCAGTATAGTCTATTGCCATCTCTAAACATAGTCCTTTTTGTATGCAGCACGTAAAAAAAGTATATAATCTATATACTGATCTACTTTTGCTTTCCAGTCTGTGTCTACACTAGGGTGTATAACACCTGACTTAGCTGATGCAAATGTTTGGTCTACCCATTTTAAAGGGTCAGAAGAGGTGTATAAAATATTATTTATGTGTGAAAAACTAGCTAAATGCTTATTTTGAAGCAAATCAAAATGACCAAGCTCTTTACCCAATATACAACTAGTTAAAGCACTCTCACTTATCATGGTAGAATATACATAACTAGAGGTACTTATTAAAGAATATAAATCTGAATCTTCATGAGCAAAGTTAATACCGCCAAGATACTCACTTAGTTCATTATAAACCTTGTCGTAGGAAACAGGGTGCTTTTTAAATAAAACATTATCACGCCCGTGCTTCTCAAGTATTTTCTCTAGTCTACCTACACAGCAATGCTTCTTTAATTTATTGCCACCAGGTAATACAACCAAAGCCTCTCTAGGATCTTCTTCTACTACATTAGTATAAACGTATTTAGAAAGCGCACCTTGTTCTCTTATAAAGCTAACATAATCTTTTTTTAAACCGTCCCCATAAGCATCGCTCATTTGTCTGACGCTCTGTTCATAGTTTAAGGGGTGCATTATCAATAAACCTGCATACGTAGTATAATTAATAGTTTTAAATACTATGTTCTCTGCAGCAGTAACATCAAATGTTAATTCTAAATCCGTTTTTTGAAACTGCTTAATAGCATATTCTTCTACCTCCATAAGAAGTTTATGCTTCTCTGACCACGTTATAGGATCTTTATCATGCGATAAGTGATCCGCTATGGTGCGATTTGATTCGCTATCCAATGCCTTTTTAATTTCCTCGCAAGGGGTGCTTTGCTTTGATAAGTTAAGCATAAAAGTTAGTAATCCTATTAGTTGTTCTTGACGTGCTAAACGTAGTAGTGGTAGATTGAGAGGTGCTAAACGTAGTGGTAGTGCTTAAACTTGTGTTAAACGTAGTGGTAGTGCTTAAACTTGTGTTAAACGTAGTAGTGGTAGATTGAGAGGTGCTAAAAGTAGTAGTGGTAGCTATAGATGTGTTAAACGTAGTAGTGGTAGACGCCGAAGTACTAAACGTAGTAGTGGTAGCTCTAGAGGTATTGAAGTTAGTAGTAGTACTTCTAGAGGTATTGAAGCTAGTAGTAAAAGAGGTATTAAAGTAACCAGCCCTGTACAAATTATAATACTGATAATAAATACCGCCACAACAGCTGCCATTAAGATATAAATTACCTCTATAGTAAGTATGAGCGCCAACGGCAACTGCAGTCACGTTAGGACTGTTACTAGCAAGTACAAGGTCTGGTACCTCAGGCGGCCAATCGAGGTATGTACCAATAATATTCCCCGTATATCTAATCCATCTGTGGGACGCTGTACTATTAGGATTGGGACTACCTTGGTTACCATAAGTACTTCGAGATGTACTTCTGCTAGTGCCAAACGTAGTGGTGGTAGCTCTAGAAGTATTAAACGTAGTGGTAGTACTTAAACTTGTATTAAACGTAGTAGTGGTAGACGCCGAAGTACTAAACGTAGTAGTGGTAGATATAGAAGTATTAAACGTAGTAGTAGTAGACGCCGAAGTACTAAACGTAGTAGTAGTAGACGCCGAAGTACTAAACGTAGTAGTAGTAGCTCTAGATGTGTTAAACGTAGTAGTAGTGCTTAAACTTGTATTAAACGTAGTAGTGTAATCCGTAGAAAACTCTTTTATCCCGTTAATAAACCAAGACATTACGCAAAGTCTCCAATGTAGTTAACTAGAATGTTAGAGCTGTCTACTACATAATAAGATAATACGCTAAGCTCATTAGCGCCCGTGCTTTGTACAATAGAAGCACCGTTTACAGGTGTCTTACATTCTGCAGGTAAGGTAAAGCTATGACCACCTGTAGCATCTTGTTTAAGAATCAGGTTGCCATACCTACCTGCATCTTTATTACTGAAAGAAAAAGTAGCACTTGCCGTCATAGTAATGTAGAAATTGTTAGCATTTGCTAGGTTAATATCAAGAGAACTACCAGACGCAGTTAAGCTCTCTTGGTCATGGCGTAACCCACCTGTCATAGTATCGCCAGCGACATTTACAAAGCGTGAGTCAGCTTCTGTCTCTGTATAGTAGCGACCATCGAGGTCAGCAGATGTAATACCCGTAAGGTGGCCGTAGGTGTCTAGCGTGATATCCTGAATAACAGTGCCATTAGAGTTATTTACACTAGCTTGGCTAGATGTGTCAGCATGTGATACAGTTACACTAGAGGCTCCACTCTGGTTAGCTGTACCTAGCTGTCCACCACCAGACAAACCAGAGCCTGCAGTAACAGTCATAGCACCATCACCAACTGTAACTGTACCTGTGCCTACAGAAGTGACGTGACCGTATGTGTCAAACCCAATGTCTTGGATGAAAGTATTACCTGATCCATTAACGTCTGTAACAGTACTTGTATCAGCGTGACTTATAGTGCGGTTAGCCGTTAAGTCTCCACCACCAGTAAGACCACTGCCTGCTGTAAGAGTGCGACTTGTAGGCGTCTTGCCATCAAGTGCAGTCTGTAGTCCATCTACGTTAGAGATAACGTGGTTATGTGAATCATCCTGTACAACAGCTGTAATAGTAGCATTAGCAGAACCGTCAAACGAGGCACTGCCTGTTACATCACCAGAAATCTGAATGGTACGTGGTGTAGCTAGTTTTGTGGCTGTAGCAGCATTGCCTGTAGTGTCTTGATTACCTGTAGTGTTAACACCGGGAAGGTCAATGTTAGCTGTACCATTAAAGGATACACCACCTATATTACGTGCAGTAGCAAGTGCTGTAGCAGAAGTAGCTGTACCTGTTACGTTACCCGTAACACTACCCGTAAGATTGCCTTCAAAAGAACCTGCTTTTAGTGCGGCATAAGAAACACTAGAGTCTGATAAATCTATAGCTCCTGCTGGAACAGGATCATACTCAGATAGTAAGACCCACTTACCCTCAGAGGCATCGTAATAGAAACCTGTATGAGTATAACCTACACCAGAAGTACCTGTGTTGTAGTTAGTAAAGAAACCAGAGTCTACATTGATAGGGCTTGCTGTACCATTCCACTGATCGTTAAGGGTGTGACCTGTTGTAGAACTAAAGGTTACAGAGATGTTATCTGCGCTATGAATAAGTTGTTCACTACCAGTAATATCTACACCAGTAGCTGCACTTGTAACGAAGTTATCTGTTGACCAAGCAAATGTATCCACACCGCCTGTACCAGTACCTACGCCATCAATCTTAACATAGTATGTTGTAGGAGTAGTTCCTGTAAAGTGACCTGCAAAGAAGGCATCGTCAAGACCTGTACCTGTAAAGGTAGTACCTGCTTCACCAATAGCATCACCTTCGTTAGCACGGTAGAAAGGCGCACCTGCTGTAACGTCAGAGGTAGACACAGAAGTAGTAGATCCAAGAACAGTCAAGTTACCGTCAACCTGAAGGTCTGCACCTACGTGTGCCGATGTACGTACACGGAAACTATTTACTGAGTGGTTTTGTTGATTAACAAGAACTGTACCGTCTGTAGCGTCTGAGTTAACGACCCACCCAAGGCACATAGGGAAGTTAGGATATAGAGGAGATGCGTTTTGTACCGCACCAGGAGTAAGACCTACAAAGAAGTTTGTACCATCGTTAAGTCCTGATGTATCAAAACCGTCAAGCTGACCTGCAATGATACAGTAGCCATAACTGTTGTTAGGGATGTCGGATGCAGCAAGACCTTGTGCGTTATAGGCGTTAACATCTGTAGCATCCGCTAATCCAACAGTAGGTACATCAATACTACCTGCAGTATAGTTACCGCTGAAGTAAAGAGGTTTACCTTTTAGGATGGTAGAACCTGTATCGTTATACACACGCTGGTGTTCTTCAATACCTATCTCATGTACAACATGAGTGTCATCACTGTAGAAGTTTAGCGTCTTGTGTAAGCTATCATAAAACACTCTACCTTCTTTGTGAGCAGGGTGAGCTGATAGAACCTCAAGATCAATATAGCCACCGATGTCAGCATTACCAGTAGTCTCTAGCGTAGTAAATTTGCCTGTAGCTGCTGCAGTAGTACCGATAGTAGTACCATCAATAGTACCACCATTAATATCAATATCCCCATTAGCATCCGTATATACCGCTTTGGATGCAGGGTATGTCATAAATACATCTTTACTACCTGCAGAGAAGTCTTCAGCAGATGTACCGTTAGAGCCAGCTAAGACAGTAGTACGTGTAAGAGTGTTACCCGTGTTCCATGTACCTAGTCCTACTTCCCACTCGTCTACACCAGAGGCTGTATGCACAATAGCGTAGTAAGTATTATCACCGTTAGCCATGTAAGACTGGAAAGTGTCAAAGGTAGCAGCCGCACCGGAAAGACTAATATCTCCTGTACCTGTAAAGGTTGTACTTTCTTTGACACGATCTTTGATGATAAACGCCATTGTGCAATACCTTTATTAGCTAATACGAATAACTGCGTTTGAAGCATCTGCTGTTGGGAATACGATAGTAAAGTCCCCAGATGTTGATGTTACAGTAGATCCAAAATCAAATACTGCTATAGCTTTGTTACCCTGAGAGCTATTGTAAATGATAGCACCGTCTGCTGCTACTGTAGCGTTAGAAAATACTTCATCTGCAAAATCAACAAAGGCTGTAGAGCCAGAAAGAGTAATAACAGCAGAGTCTAGTGTCTGACCACCAGCTGTATAGTTTGTACCTACGGCCTCGTCTGTGTTACCAGTTACGTCAGAGTAGTTAGTAGTAGCAACACCATATGTACCCGTAGGAGACGCTTTAATCAGAGCTACTTTAAGTGTGTCTGTATCCAGATCGTGAACACCCCCAAGAAGCTCTTGCTTGAAGCTGTTGCACATTGCAGTTGTGATAGCCATCTTGTGATGTCCCTTTTATATGTGAAGAAAGCACAAAGGGGCCAGCACGAAGCCAGCCCCAGTGTTATGCCTATTAGGCAGCGTTGTAGTTAGCAACAATAAGAGCCTCTGGACGCAGGATCTTGCGACCATAGAGGTGCATACCACGAACGATGTCAGCAAAGCTGTCTGGGTCACGGTAGTTCTCTACTTTGTTGATTTGCTCAGCAGAAGCAACAGCCTCGTCCTGACCAGCAACAACTACACCGTAGTTAGTAGCCTGTGCAGTTGTACCGTTAGTACCAGCACCTGTGCCCAAGTAAGGCAGGTTGTTGGATACGTAGATACGGAAGCCGTGCAGGTTGTTGAGAACCAAACCGTTCATCAAGCCTGAGCCACCGAAGTCTGCGTTCAGTACACGAGAGTCTTCGTCTTTCAGCATCTCAACAAAGATTGGATCAACAACCATCCAGCGACCACGTGCGTCAACGTTTTGTACGTCAAGCTTACGAGCCATACGTGCAACCACAGTCAAAGGAGAAACAGTTGTCGCAGACAATGCTGTTGCACCTGGGAGGCGTGGAGCGAGTGGGATGGAGTCACCTGCAGTAGCTGTAGCCGAAATGGTCAAGTTACCGAAGTCAGTTGCGTCCAGTTTGTTGTCTGCCAACAGTTCGTCAGTACCAGCACCAGTATTGGCTTTATCGCCAGAAGCTGTTGTGTTGACGGCCCAAGAGCCTGCACCACCAGCGTAACCAGACAAGTAACCCAAGCATTCTTCATCCATGGCGTCTGCCATTTTGTAGGCTGCACGGTTGGCTGCCAAAGAGGTGAAGTCTACGTGAGAGAACTGCTCTTCAATGTCATCCATTTTGAAAGCAAAGTAGTTAGCTTTATCAATGGTCAAAGAGAAGTCTGTGTCATCAAGTTTCTCTACTGAGATACCTGTGTGACGCTGCAGAGCGTTGACGGTTACGTCTGGCTCTTTTTGGATGCGAACTGTGTCGCCTTGGTTTGCAATCTCACCAAAGTAAGAGTTGTTGGTGATTGCGTTAGTTACAGCACTTTTACGCAGAGCGATTTGTGCCTGTTTGGAGTAGATAATCGGGGAGAAGTTCCCGTTAAATCCACCACCAGCGGTTCCGATAGCCATAATAATTCTCCTTATAGATATGGCGTGAGAGATATACACTACATATCCACTAAAGAGGCTCGTCTTAGTAGGGTAGTCAGCTATGCTCTAAGGATGGCCGTCCGTTGAGCGCTGGGCCTATAATCTGAGGTAGTTCTTTGATGTGGCTTTAGTGCTTAGTGAAAAGCATGTACAGGCAGTTTATGCCTGACACTGTACATGCCTATAGTTTTATCTATGATTGAATAAGTGTCAAGTTATTTCTTAGACATATCATAAATAAATTTACCAGAGCGCTGAGCTTCAAAGATCTCATCATTGCGCTTCTCGTATTCTTTAAGGCTCATCTTAGCTACTTGTGATTCACTGAGATACCTTGAGGAGTCATCTGCATCCAATGCAGTACGACCTTTAGCTTTAACTGAGGATGCAGCTGCTTTGTCTGAGCTAGAGCTACTCTTAGTCTTGATACCTTTATCTGACTTATAGAGATCAATAACACGTGCTACAGACTTAGCGTCTTCACTGTTCTCGTATAGTGCATCCTGTACAACCTTAGGCTGCTTCTCTGCCCATGTATGAAACGCATCATCAGCACGAATCTCTTGAAAGTCAGGGTGCATAGAGAGTAACTCAGCTTCAGCCTTATCTCGTTTAGCAGACGCACGTAATTCTTCAATCTCTTTAAGACGCCCATCTAAATCAGCAGAACGTTCATTAGCTTTCTTATCAGCAATAGCCTCTACGATACCTGCAACGTCTGGGTACTTCTTAGCCCATGCTTCTACTTCGTCTTCTGACTTAGGTAGTACAAGTTCATTCTTTGTAGCTGCATCTAGTTGTGACTTAAGCTTATCAAGCTGTGATTGAAACTCTTTCTCTTTCTCTTGAGTGTGTCGCCGTAGATCACCGTAACGCTTCTTGAAGTTCTTCTCTTCTGCACTCAGATCTTCATCTTGTGCTTCAGCTTGTGGTTCTTCTTCTTGTTCGGTAACACTCTCTGCCTGAACTGTGCGCTCGACAGGCTCTTCGCTACGGGATTCCTCTTCAGCAGTTTCTTCTTCTGTTTCATCTGTCTGAATCCCTGCTTGTTTAAACAGAGCTTTTAGTTCCTCTTCATCACGTTGTACACGAGATATGTTACGATTATGGGATGCTGAGTCCGTCTGGATTGCTTCTGACATTTTCTTTCCTTATGTTGGGGCCAGCATTATTGCTGGGTAGCCTTATAGTTATTTGGTATTTAGTTATTCTCTAGTCAAAGTAGCCAGATTTACTTCCTGCTGTGCTACCCTTCTTAGTTTGTGCGCCAAGACCTGCAGCTTTGTTTTTTTCTTTAGTAGCTACTGCTTTTTCCTTTTGTTTAGCAGCTGCTTTCATCATGGCTTCATGTGCGTTATTACCACTGTCATTACCCCCGCCGCCGTTTTGTTTAGGTGTAGGTGTAGGAGCAACTACGTCATTACCTTTGCTATTTGCAATACCTGGCTTAAGAACCTTACCTGTTTTAGTATCAACGAGTACACCGTTTACATACTCCATACCGTCATCTGGTGTTAGTAGATTTGCTAATCCCTCAGTGAAGCTATTACGTGCTTTTCCGTCTTCATCAAGACCACTCAAGCGGTTATGAATAGATACCCACTTTTCACGTTCTGCACCTCTTACGTTAGGGTCTTCTAGTCTAGCAGTAGCACCCTCAAGCATCTTTTTGTTTTGATGACGCTTTGCAACAGCCATAAAGCCAGCTACAATAGGACCACCTAATACTGTGGCTAGTCCAGAGAAGCCCTTAGCTAACATGCTATTGCTTTGCTCCATTGTTTTTTCATACTGTTCAATACCTACGTCAGGGCTAGTCCAATCAATAGACTCACGTTCTTGAGCTTCACGCATCATATCTTCATGAGCAGTATTGTTATTGTCATCTGGTGCAGTTACTACACCCAGTCCTTCAGGTACGGCAGGTGCAGCAGGGGTAGTAGGTGCAGCTGCCTTAGCTGTATAACCTTCTGGAATAACAGACTGTGCTACACCATTAATAAACTGAATATACGTTATTTCTCCGTTAGGGCCAACGTACTCTTTCATCTCAATACCACTAAGATTAGATACTGGCATAGGTACGCCAGATGTGTCGCTAGTAATACCTGTAGCGGTTGTCATATCCGTTACAGCTGCAGGGAGTGTTAAACCGCCATCAGCATAACCACGCATATAACCACCCATGTTCATCATAGGTTGCTCTTCTGTTTCATCATCGACAATCTGTAGCTCTGAGATGTCAAAGGGAAGCTCGTCTTCAGCCATCTCCATACCGATAGGCTCACCACCGATGCGTCCATTAGCTTCCATATCAGCAAAGCCTCGCTTGGCTTCATTACGGATGTCCTCAAAGAACTTAACGCCAAAGAAGCGTACCACATCAGCAGGTACAACATACTCACCTTCACTCAGTTGAGCAGGGATGTCATCACGTACTTCTTCTGGCATAGAGCCAATAGGTACTTCATTGCCTGACACAGGGTCTACGTCTTCTGCTAGACCACCTATTGCAAAGGCTCTTACTGTTTGATCGTCTTCACCCTGCATCATCTCTGCGTATTGATAATCGTCCATTACAACCCCACCCTTTGAGTAGCCTTTATTAAGTTCATCAAGTGTAGGGAGATCCTTGACACCTGCAGCTTCGTTTATAGCATTAACCTCTTCACGAGATAAAACACGATTTACTTTCATTTCACCGCCAATAAGCCATTCACCCGTCATGTTGGGGTTAGTCTTATAACGGTAATGCCCCATGCTAGGCATCTCATCATTTATGTCTGCTGTACGTACATCTGGTGTACCGTCTTTTTTTATTCTCGCCTTAGAGTTAGCTATTGTTTGCCAATCTACGTCTGCAGGCATTTCTACTTCTGCCCATACCTGATCTTCTCCACGATACTTTACAGACTTACCATTTATTTTAGTTTCTGGCCCGATATGTGTGGCTATAGGAACATCACCAGCGTGCCATCCTGGCCTAGCAGCAACAGCTTTTACCGACTTAGCTTTTGATCCTTTAGGTAAAAAACCAGCCTCTATAAGTCTCTCACGAGTCTCTTGATCTGGTATCTTTATAGAATCACCCGTGCCCTTTTTGCCTGCTGTTCCTCTAGATGGTACATATTGCTTACCATTTTCTGCAGTAAATCTATAATCGGGAAAAGTAGCATCAAGCCATGTACCTGTAGGTACTTCTGTATCTGCATCAACAAAAAGAGGGTATAGCTTACCGTCTTCCCCTTTAGTAAATAATTTATAAGCTTTAACAGTTTTCTTAGGTTGCTTTGGGGCTAATCTCACATTACCAAGACCAGAACCCATAGCATTAGGATCTACCTCTACACGCTTAGCTACATCAAATACTTCTTTAGCACCCTTCTTAATGGCTTTAGCAGCAGCATCACCTAAACCGGGTACAAGTCCTACAAGAGCCGCACCACCAAGAGCACCTGCTAAATAGTAGTTAGGCTCATCTTTCTGTAGTTCATCATAGACATCTTTAGCAGCCATAGCGTCACCAATAATAGGTGTCATACTAGCGACAAAAGTACCAGCATCTTTAAAGGATACCTCTGGTATATCGACTGAAAGCTTCTTGCCCTCTGCAGCCCAACCTAAAGCTTCCTCTGTCTGGTTGTCTAAGTCAGCCATTTACTTTGTCCCTCAAGTACTTTAGTTGTCTCAGCGCTTTGATAGCACCCTGATGTCGGTATAGCTCTGCAGTATCAGAGATGTTTTCCATACTTCTATGTGTGGAAGAGATGCACCCATCAAGCTCCTCAATGAACGCATCCCATATCTGTTTATCGTTAACTAGCTTCTTAAGCGACATTACCGCTAAACCCTTGCTCACCAGGTGTTGGTGCTGTACCTACGCCTATCTGAGAGCCACCGCCACCTGAGGTGTCCTGTACGCCCTGTGGAGCCTGTCCTTCTGGTGCTGGGCCACCTTGGGGCATGTTTACACCTTCCGGTCCTGCAGGAGGCTGTACGGGAGCCTGAAAGCCTTTTAGGATCTCAGCTTGGATAGATGCGTCCTGCATAGAGTTAGTAACCTT